CCCACGAAGTAGCTGCCCGGAGCATACGAATGCCGGGATGAGGTGGAAATATCAATGCGCAGTAGGTAGTAACGTTCCGCTGGCCGGCGACAAGGCAATGAGGGTGAGATGAGTAAGGTAAAGGTGGCGCCTATTGAACTCGAAATAGACGCCACGGAAGTAATCAATCAGGTCGAGGAACTACTGGGGTTACTTGAGCTTCCAGCCCGTTCCCTTGAAGGCATCCCTGAGGATGTCGTCAACCTGCTTTTTGACAACATCCGTCCCTTGCTTAACAACATCGTCCTTAGTGATTTCTCGACCACAGTTGGCACAACTGACGCCAACAAAATTTGTATCAAAGTCGAAATCATCGGGACGCTTGAGCATCTCGCTTCCGCAATCAGGGCAAGCAACTTTCATAGTTGTCAGTTTTGACATTTTTTATTTCCTTGCTGGCTGTGTGAGAACTACCAGCATACCACCGAGCCTGAAGTGGTTAAAAGACAGGCAAACATGAGGAGTTGGAATGAGCAAGCAAGGCATCAGAGCCCTGATCATTTCAGCAGTTATTGGGCTCTTCATCTGGATCGCGCTCTTCAGCGCACTGAGGGGATTGTTTCTATGAATGATTTCGCACGCAAACCCGCTCGTCAGCAGGCTGTTCGTTTAAATCCGCTGTCGGCTTTCATCCGCCGGGTGTGCTACATGCTCGCGCAAAAAGGAGGCCCTTCATGAGCACGATGTTTGCCCTGGTTCTCACCGTCAGCATGCTGACGGGCGGTAATCAGGATGTCCTGCTCGGCGTTTACGACACTGAGAATGACTGCAAGGCAGCTGCAGAAGAGCAACACGTGAAAGCTGAATGTTATCCACTGAAAGGTTTACTGGACGAGCATCCGGCCGGGTTCACGGTGCAAATGTAGGGGGAAGAATGCAGAAGAAATGCGGTTACTGCAGTAAAGCAATCGAGGGAAAGCCAGTGGTAAGCACCCTGTTGTACCTCCAGGGGAACCAGCTAGCACGGAAAGAAAAAGAGTATTGCTCTGAACGTTGCGCCTCTCACGACCAGATGGCTCACGAGGGCTAACGTAAACCCGCCGAAGCGGGCTGTACGTCCGGTGCCACCGACCAAAGTTACACCGGAAATTACCAAAACCAATGACCACCCTGAATGGGCGCTACCAATGGCCCGGGGGATTCTACATCCAAAATAGAGGCTATCACATGGAATATTTTTATCTGATAAAAGCGACTCAAAAATCGGGTAAAGCTGATGCCGTAATCTGGCGCACTAATAAATCAGAAGCTCGCGCTCTACTCCAGCTCGACGTCGATCTGGAAGACGCTGGGATCGAAACAGGCCGCGGCAAAGACTATCAAAAACCTATTCGCACCGATTTCCCGGTATTCAACGACCTGCCGGCAGAGGGTGTTCTCGATTACTCATGGTGCGAACGCTACCAGCTCGGCGACGATGGCCGCACCTGGACTTTGAAGCCAGGACAGGCGCCTGCTGATGTTCATCACGGCGATGATGCCGGAGAATCCGCTGAGCCCGTTAGTGGCGTGCTGGTTGATGCCAATACTACTGGCGATGCGGCACAAGGTGAGACCGTGGAAACTTTCGGTAGCGATGAATACCAGGACGATTCCAGCGCGCTTTTTAGCGTGGCAGAACTCCCCTTTCGCGCTCAGCTGCTGGCGCAGTACATGGCTGAAGAACGTCACGTTTATCATATCAGCATGCCTCACCGGCAGGAGCTGTCAGCTCTTGAAATGGACACTGATAACGCAGCCGTCCAGGATCTGATTCTGGCCGCCGAGAATGTCCCTGAAATCAAAAAATACGATATGCCGGCGCTCTGGAAATTCACCAGCGCCAATAAAAAAGTCTTCCCGGAAGGGAAACGACATGAGCTCGGCAAACGTATCCAGTTTGCAAAGTTGTGGTTCGCCACGAACGCGATCGACCGCGGCATTCTCACCAGGGAATGGGCTGCCGGTAACTGCATTTCTTCGGTTTTGAAAACCGATGCAGGTACGAATGCTGGCGGCGGTAATAAAACCGATCGCAACCCTGACTACACCCATACCCTTGATACGCTCGATGTAGAAATAGCTCTGGCCACAATGCCAATGGATTTCGATATCTACAATTTCCCGGCATCAATTCACCGCCGGGCCAAAGAGATCGTCCAGAAGAAAGAAAGTCCGTTCAAGGAATGGTCTGCAGCGCTGCGCAAGGTTGCAGGCATCCTGGATTATTCCCGCGCCGCCATTTTTGCCCTTATTCGTGGCGCCACCAGCGACATTCATCATTTCCCGGTAAGTCTGCAGACCTATATCAATGCGAACCTGACCGAGCATAAGCATGACGTCCCTTCTGCTGAGACGCTTGAAAAAGCCGGTCATGTTTCATCTGCCGCCGTCACTCTGGACGCTGTGAAAAAGGCTATCGATGGAGATGAAGGTGTGCCTGACCTGGAAACTCTCCCAACTGACTTTCAGGTAATTGGCACCGAACTGGTGAAAGAAGCTCAAAAGAAACGACCTGACGCTAATCAGGTTCTGGCCGCCGAACGTGGCGAATATGTCGAAGGTATCAGTGACCCCACGGATCCGAAGTGGATAACCGAAGACCTGACCAAACCCAAACAGCCTGAAGTTTCAAACATGGGCAATGGTGTTTTTTCGATTGATGGTCTGATGGATAGCCAGCCAGCACCAGCACTTTATATCGTGGACCAGGCGCGCCAGCGCGCTGCAGAAGAAAAATTACATCCAGCTAATTCCGGGGAAACCACCAGCGATGTGCAGATGGAAACGGCTCAGCCGGTCGAAGACGAAAATGATAATGCGGTATCAACAGGCGAAGGCGCTGATGAACCTCCTGCGCAAACAACTGCCGTGAACATGAGCGAAATACTGGCTGAACGCTGCCCGGATCTTACCGCCGAAGTGCTGAAAAGCCAGGTTTCTGAGAATGCTCACAGTGATGATGAGGAAGATGCTGAACAAGCAGCGTCAGCATGGCCGGAGTATTTCGAGCCTGGTCGATATGAAGGCGTGCCAAATGAGGTCTACCACGCCGCTAACGGCATCAGCTCCACGATGGTTAAAGATGCGCGGGTATCGCTGATGTATTTCGAGGCGCGCCACGTATCCAAGACCATCCAGAAGGTACGCTCCCCTGTTCTGGATATGGGAAATCTGGTGCATGCACTGGCGCTGCAGCCTGATCAGCTGGAAAAAGAATTCAGTATCGAGCCGGAAATCCCGGAAGGCGCCTTCACCACTACGGCGACGATCCGCGCATTTATCGACGAATACAACAACGGGCTTCCGGTTTTACTCAGCGCAGATGACATCAAAAGATACCTGGAGGAATACAACGCGAACCTGCCCGCCCAGGTTCCCTTGGGTACATCAGTTGAAGAAACCGGCCAGGGTTATATGTCTTTACCTGCTGAGTTCCAGCGCATTGAAGACGGTCAGAAGCAAACCGCCACCGCAATGAAGGCCTGCATCAAAGAATACAACGCCACCCTGCCCGCCCAGGTGAAAACCAGCGGTGGCCGCGATGCCTTACTGGAACAGCTGGCGCTTATTAATCCTGACATGGTTGCTCAGGAAACACAGAAGGCGCAGCCCCTGAAAGTCTCTGGCACAAAGGCCGATCTGATTCAGGCCGTGAAATCGGTAAAACCGGATGCCGTGTTTGCCGACGAGCTGCTGGATGCATGGCGCGAGAACCCGGAAGGAAAAGTGCTGGTTACCCGCCAGCAGCTGGCTACGGCACTGGCCATTCAGAAAGCACTGTTGAATCACCCGACCGCTGGCAAGTTGTTGACGCACCCGAGCCGTGCCGTCGAGGTGAGCTATTTCGGCATTGATGAGGAAACCGGGCTGGAAGTTCGCGTGCGCCCTGACCTTGAGATAGACATGGGCGGCCTGCGCATTGGTGCGGACCTGAAAACCATCAGTATGTGGAACATTAAGCAGGAAGGCCTGCGCGCGAAGCTGCACCGGGAAATCATCGAGCGCGATTACCACCTGAGCGCGGCTATGTACTGCGAAACCGCAGCCCTTGACCAGTTCTTCTGGATATTCGTCAACAAAGACGAGAACTACCACTGGATCGCCATCATCGAGGCATCCGAAGAACTGCTGGAACTCGGCATGCTGGAATATCGCAAAGCAATGCGTGCCATCGCGAACGGTTTCGACACTGGCGAATGGCCGGCGCCGATTACCGAAGACTACACCGAAGAACTTAACGATTTTGATATGCGCCGTCTCGAAGCGCTGCGCGTACAGGCATAAGGGGGAACAGTCATGGAAAACACTAACATTGTTACAGCCGAACAGCAGGCACCAAACACCATTTCAGCTAGCAACGCGATCTTTAACGTTCAGGCTCTCGGTCAGTTAACTGCTTTCGCAAACCTTATGGCTGATTCACAAGTGACAGTGCCAGCTCACCTTGCAGGTAAGCCAGCCGATTGCATGGCCATCGTTATGCAGGCTATGCAGTGGGGCATGAATCCCTATGCAGTCGCGCAAAAAACGCATCTGGTAAACGGCGTGCTCGGATATGAAGCCCAACTCGTCAACGCGGTAATCGCCAGTTCCAGCGCTATTAACGGTCGATTTCATTATCGCTACGGCGGCGACTGGGAACGTTGCACAAGGACGCAGGAAATTACCAGGGAAAAACACGGTAAAAATGGGAAATACAGCGTTACAGAACGGGTGCGCGGCTGGACTGATGAAGACGAAATCGGGTTATTCGTCCAGGTCGGCGCGATTCTGCGTGGTGAATCAGAAATCACCTGGGGTGAGCCACTTTATCTCTCTGGAGTCGTCACACGTAATTCTCCTTTGTGGGTTTCTAACCCGAAACAGCAGATCGCTTATCTGGGCGTCAAATACTGGGCACGGCTGTATTGCCCGGAAGTCATCCTGGGTGTTTACAGCCCGGATGAAGTTGAACAAAGGACCGAGCGAGAAATAAACCCGGCGCCGGCGCAAAGAATGTCTGTCGCAGAGATCACCAGCGGAACAGACATCACCACCAGCGCGCAGGATTCAGCTCTCAATATTGACTCCCTGGCAGATGATTTCCGTGACCGCATTGAGCGCGCCGAATCGGTCGATGCAGCAAAAGCCATCAGGGCGGATCTGGATAAAGAGAAAGCTGTGTTTGGCACTGTTCTTTTCACCGAACTGAAAGGTAAAGCCGTGCAGCGTTATTTCATGGTAGACGCCCGAAACAAAGTTGAGGCCGCCATAAATTCACTTCCTAACCCGGGGGATCCGGAAGCCGAAGCGTTATTCGCGAAGGCAGAAAGCACCCTGACCTCATCGCGCCGCCACCTCGGTGATGAACTGTATGAGCAGTTCCGCATCACCCTGGACGACATGAAACCGGAATACGTGGGCTAAGGGAGGCGGGAGGGTTCGCCCTCCCGGTAACGATATGACGAAAATTACTGAACGCGGGATGATTTTTAACGGGGAGATGGTGCGGGCATTGTTGGATGGCCGAAAGACGCAGACGCGCAGGATTATAAAGGACTGCACGGTCGGAAGAGACCAAATTTCAAAATTCATTCAGATCGAGAAGAAGTTTATCGGCTGCTACCCGGAAGATGTACCTGAACTGATCAGGGAATGCTGCCCATACGGAATACCAGGCGATCGCATCTGGGTGCGGGAGGCCTTTCGGGTGCATAGCCGGGCTACAGACGTCGCCACCCAGGTATACAAAGCCAGCGAGCGAAATTCATGGACTGAGCAAACCCACCGTGTACCCGTAGCTGTCTGCAATAAGCCGGCAAAGCATGAGAAATGGACTCCTTCGCTGCACATGCCACGCTGGGCCAGCCGCATTCTGCTGGAAATCACCGACGTGCGGGTTGAGCGGCTAAACGCTATCAACGAGCATGATGCTCAGGCAGAAGGTGTGGCGAAGCTACGAGGGGGCTTCTGGAAGCACTATCAGCCAGGCTGGACTCAACATCAACTGAGCGCCCGCGGCTCATTCGTAACCCTTTGGAAATCAATCTACGGCGACGAATCATGGAATTCCAATCCATGGGTTTGGGTTATTAAGTTCAAACGAATTGAGGAGCTGACAGCATGAGTCTTAAACATCGATTACCTGAGCTGGAAGCCAGCATCGACCCGGCAGCATTGCGTGCAGCCGCCGACGAATATTCGGATCTGCTTCTGACTTTGTGCTTATGCATGAAGATGGCCGGCCCCACCCGGGCGAACGTGCGCGCCTGCGCCAGCGAGCTTAAAAAACGCCTGACAACCTGGCACAGCCATAAAGAGCTCAATGCAATTCTGTCCAGTTGGGATCCCGTTGGCTATGTTCTCGGCCTCCGCCGTGAAGCGAACGACAACGCGCGCGCAGCTGGCGATCCGGTTGATGTCTTTGTGTGAGGTGAATATGCGACTGATTAACCGAAGCAAACAATCACCGCTGGGCCGCCAGGCGTGCGATGCGGCACTGGCAAAACACGTTGAGCTTTATGGAGCCTACGGGCGACAGAAAACGAAAAGAACTTATAC